TATAAAATTCAGCTAATGATTCAGCTATAAATTCTTTTTCATTATAGCTGCCATACTCAGACAAGTTGTTTTTAACATATGCATTTGCTTTAAATGGTTTAGAAAGCGAATTTGATATATAGTCCTCCCCTTTGCCTCTAGTCCTTTCATAATATTTTATAAACTCTGGCTCTTTAAAAAACTGTATTTGATCGTCTAAAGCGTGTCCAATTTCATGTATAGAAGTATGTTTAAATGTATTTGTATCACTTCCTTTTGACCACCATTCAAGTTGCCTCATTTCTTTTCCTTCTTTTACAGCTTTACTAAAACCTCTTTTAGAATAATTATTTTTTGAAACTATACCTCTATATTTTGACAAATTAATATCAACATTGAAATAATTCCAGTTAAAGGGTTTAGCATGATGAAATGCAGCTATAGCTTTTGATTTTTGGAGATCAAGAGCTTTTGTTAATGTTTTTATAAGTCGTTTATCAAATTTATCAGCGCCTCCATATTGAACCACTCGTTTGTAAGCTGGTGTTTTTCTTATCTGGCTCATTACATCATCCAAAATAGCTTGTTTGTATTTCGGCAAAGTTGATAATGTTTCTAGTTTAAAACCAGGGAACTCAGCTTGCATTTTACGAATGCTATTAACATAATCGTTGGCTATTCTTTGATCCATTCCTTTTAAATCTGTAAATTTACCGCCTAAATTATTTGCAAAGTAATCCTCTGCCTCTTTAATACTTTTAAATGCTATATCATCAGCTTTTTCTGTTACCTCCTCGACCACTTCTCTTACTGGCTTTAATATACTTAGAGAGCTACCAGTTGGCGGCTTTGGAGGTTTAGTTCCAGGCAGAGTTCCTGGAGTTGGCACTCCAAATCCTTCTATAGTTCCTGCAGCTTGAGCATCTGGTTTAGGAAATGGCGCAGTTGAGCATCTGCAATTAACTACATTTTTAGCACTTCCTGCTGGATCTCCAGGATTAAATAATAATTCCCCCCCTACCTTAAATCTTCCTTTAAAATCTACTATTTGCCCATCAGCAGCTCTATGCGCTGGTCTTTCTCTGCCATCTAAAGCGGTCATCCATTCCTTTTGCAAATTGTCTTGACCAAACATATCTGTAGCGCTTTGAAGTGTCGCAAAGTTTGCAGCGTTTGTAGCTTCAGTTCTCACTAATCTCTCTGCCTGGCTCTTAGAATATTGTCCGAACTTCTGGCGTAATATCCTACTGGCTTCTCTCTCATTCATTACCATAAACTCTGGATCTGATGAAAGTCGTTTAAATACTTTTACAAGAGTTGCTTTTGCAGTTCCAGAAACAAGTGTAACCCTTTCGGCTGCTATTTGTTGACTTACATTGTTAAATCTTTCCGCCCATATATCTGTATAACCAGATACATCTGTTTGTTTAGAAACTACTTTATCAAAGTTTTTAGCATACCATTTTGCAAACTTGACTCCAATGTTTACATATATCTGGCTATAAATATCTGCTATATCCGCCACTCTAAATAGGTTATCGAATCCAGTGGTTTTATTCATTTTTAAAAACCCATCAATAGCTTGCCTATATTGGTCATCGTAATATTTACGAACCTTTGCAAACTCTTTTGATTCTGAACTAGATAGAACCTTATCGAAGTTATCCTTCCAGGATTGTTTTGCTTTTTTTAGCATTACCCTTCATTTTCCGCTATTTTTTTTGCCCAGGATACCATAGCAGCACCCCCCCAGAGATTATAAGCTACATAACCTTTATCCTTCCAAGGCGTATCTTTAAATTCATCTGCTATTTTAGCGTTTTCTATATGGCGTGCTAAAAAGCTATTAACTCTTTTTACAGTTGATAAACTAATGGTTTCTCTATTAGCTAACTGGTTTGCTCTCTGCCATCCTACAGCAGTCCCACCTTTTACCTCATCTCTGCCATACTTCTCTCTCCATTCTAGCATCCTCCTGGCATTATTAGTAGCACCTTGCGGATAATCTTTATAAGTATCTTCTTTTGTTTCTATAGAATTAAAATCTATTTGTTCGTTAAATCCCTGTTCCTGTCTTTGAGCTGCATAAAATTCCTCTAGTCGATTGTTTTTAGCAGCTTCATATTCTGCATGAGTTGCAAAAGGCATATATACAGTAGATCCATTAAACATATGCTCATGGTATCCAGATCCTCCCATTTCTATAGCTCTTGCTTGAGCTTCTGCTATAGTAGTGTATGTATCTACTGTATTAATTACTTGAGATTTAAACATCTGAGATATATCTACATCTATTTTTTTATCTTCAATCTCTGGGATAATTTCGCCATCTATTGGTAGTAAATTCGCAGGTACATAATAATCATTTAACTTAATGTTATCATCATCCATACCATAGCTCATCGCAGCTCTCTTCTCATTAGGAGTAAGCCACCACGCTTGAGACATTTGTCCCACTACCTTATCCATCTCCTCTTGAAGCTCTGGAATAGCGCTATAGTCAAAGTCAATATAGATCTTATCTCCATACTGAGGAGCGAGCCATCTATTTAATTCATCTCTAATTTTATTTAGCTCTGGAATTACAGCATTTTGATAAAGCGCTTTTTTTGCTTCCTTCATATTGTTGTAAGTTGTGCTGTCTGTATTATTTAAAAGCTGTACTGGAACATTATAGATATTACATAAATCCTTAATAGTGGCGTTATATTGTTCTATAAGAGATAGATCAGAAGCATTAAGTCCAAAGTTTACCCAGCTGAGTTTCTTAGGTGTTATAATAACATCTCCAGCATTTTCACTTCCCTGGTATTGCTGCTTGAATTTTTCTTTTAATGCTCTAGCTTGAGTTTCATTTAAATCTCCTTCATCAGACATAAGCACCCCCCTAGCTGTTTGATTCTGTAAATATTTTACTCCTGTAGTTAACGCCTGGTTATTAGCATCCATTACTCTGAGTCCAGCTTTTAGTGGAGACATTCCATAAAGATGTGATCCAGTTCCATCATAATAGAGGTTATTATCCTTTATATGGCAGATTTCATCAGCTGCTATTTTATATGATCCATTATAAGATAAAGTATATTCCTTTACTGGCTGCATAATACCTCCAGAGTTAATTTCTATTTTTTGAGATGGCAATATGTAAAGTTCCTTATATTTACCAGCTCCTAAACCTGTCTCTGGCGCTATACCATAGATATATCTATTTCCAGTAAGTTTTCCAAAAGCTATAATTTCTTGGATCCAGCTGGAGTAGCTTTGAGCTGGATTAGGTCTATCTAGTAACTGATGTAACTCAGTACCCTCCAATTCTACTAATGCTTTTTTTTGTAGCATTTTAGCTTGCAGCACTGTATTACCGTTAAACTCTCCAGATGTTAGAGCTTTATATCTTTTTAAGTCGTTTTGTTTTTGTATTTCATAAACTTGAAAAGGAATATTTGTCGCTGCTTTAGTTATTAAATTAACTATTGAGTAAATAGTAGCGTTATACCTATATCCTTTATCAATATAAGTATCATCATTTTCTGGATTCCAAACTAAGGAATCGCCTAAGTAGTTATAAATAGCTTTATTAAAATCTATATGAGTTTTAGATGCGCTTTTAGAAACAATGTTTTTGAATCTATCTAGTAGAGATGCCATTAAGTCGATTTATTTTATTATACAAAAATAGTAATTAAATTACAAAGAAATCAGCACGCTTAGCGTATTGACTATAAACTCCATATCTGATTGCGTCCATAGCGTGATTAAAGCGATCCACTGGTTTGTTTATGATAGTTCCATCCTTTATTTCCTGCCAGTAATAGTTGTTATATTCTTTTATTATGTTTTTAGATTCCTGGGAAACTATTATATTAAATTCTTTAAGTAATGATATACCAGCATTAATAGATCCAGTACCTTTTACTGCTGGTTTTACAAACATTCCTAAACGTTTCATTTCCTCTCCACTCTTCGGCTCTGCAGCATCATAGAAAATTAATGTTTGATCATAACCTAAATGTTTTAGCTCATCTACTATGTCGCTGTTTGTTAACCCTGTCTTATAAATAAGCTCATGGATATATATGTTATCTCCTTTACGAACTATGTAGTTTGCTGAAGTAGGATCATTAGTATATCCAAAATCTAATCCTATAACGCCTTCTGAATCTCTATCAAATTCTGGAAAATCTACATGAGGTATAAATGTCCAGTTGGTAAATATTTGGCGAGCTGAAAAAACCGCTTTTTGACCTTCACCGAATACTCTCCAATAATCTGGATCACGCTCTTTCATCCTCTCAATCTCATAAACCAGGTCATCTGGGAGAAA